TAAGTTATCTTATCCCTTGCCACTCTAACCTTCTCAGGTGATACATTCTCAATCTTATATAGATCACCCTTCTTATTGTAGCATAACTTAAAGTAAACTCTATGATGTACTATCAATTGCTGAGTAAGTGCCTTATCTACCTTGCCTAATTTAATCTTTTTTTCAAAGGTGTATAGCTTGAGCTTGTCATCATTTGACATTTTCTCAGTCTCAAGGGTATATCCTCCGCCAATTACAGCATTAGTCTTGAAGTCCACTATGGCTCCATGTAAAGGTGAGGTGTAGTATAACTGATTAAGTAGCTCAGGGAACTGGTTATCCTGACCGAACGGGATGTAACCTGCCACCTGGTATCTACCATTGACATAAGGCAGAGATAAATTTGCACCTCCTACCTTCTGGAAGGGTGTGCTGAATGATTGATATCCCTCTATCACCTCATGTGTCTGAGGCTTACTGCCTACGAATCTACTATACCATGCCATTAGTCATATATTGAATTAGTTACTACTCCTGCCACAACAAGTCTACCCTCTTCAATCATGGTCAAGCCAGTGGGGTCAAGGGTGGGTGTTGAGCTCTGATACACCTTGTATCTATACTGACCCTTTACGAAGTCAATATCTGTAGGCTCATCTATTGTGAACAGGTTATATCTTGATGTCCAGGATGAGGTATCAGTACCTTCCCAGTAGATTGGGTTGGATGTAGTGTTGAACTCATCCTCAAACTCAAATAAATAGTAAGGGTTGGGTATAGTCGTGACCTCTGTAAGAGTCAACACAAAGCTATTAACCTGACCTTTCTCAAGATATATCATACCTATATTGTATTACGTGTGAGTAATAATTAAAAAAGCCCCACCGAAGTGAGGCTCTCTGCTAAATTAATCTATGGCAGATTAAACTGTAGGCTCAGTGATAGGACCAAGAATAGCCTCATCAATTGTGTATGCCAAAGCTTCGTTCTCTGCAATTAGAGTAACGCTGTATTTTGAACCATCTGCACGAGCTGTCCCAGAACCTTCACCCGTTGCAGATAACTGCAAGAATGGGAAGTACCACCAGATGCCATTAGCATCTAATAATAAGCCAGTAAGGTACTGTTGACCAGCAGCTAAGATTTGAATAGCTCTTGACTTCTCTTGCTGACGTCTGTGGAACATCAAGTTGATAGTCTGAGTTACGTAGCTTGAGCCATTAATTAAGTCAATTGCAGACTCCTCTGTGAAAGATGAAGTGTTGCGTTTGAACTCAAGCTCAATAAAAGGAATTAAAGGGTCAACTAATGTGATACCATCTACTTGCCACATTGTGCCAGTCTCATCTGTAGAGATAGAGTCGATGTTGTCTTGTTGACCGATAAAGAATCTGTAGATACCACCTGAGTTGTTATCACAACTCTTTAAGATTGTTTCTAATGTTGCACAGCTCATTTGTGTAATTTTTTAAGTGTTAAAAATAGGGGGACACTTACTGCCCCCCTTTATAGTTTATAGGAAACATACGTTATAAACAACGATCTCAGCAGGGTTCGTATAATGGAAGCCAGCTTTCATGTTTGCACGAGTTCTTAAGTAAGGCTCAGCAACAGTGTCAGATAAGTTAACAGCTTTCAATGCTTTTGAATCTCCTTCTGCATCAAATGCATATACAAGGTTGTTTTTCAAAGTCAATACGATAGTGTTGTCTGGCATACCTTCACATACTACAATGTTAATTCCTAAGAAAGTCAATCCTAAAGGTAATGTAACATAAGTCTGAGTGTTACCTTGAGCAGCTTTCAACTCATAAGCGTTCGCTACGTTTGTTGAAACATACATTCTAAGGTCAGCTTTCTTGCGTACAATTGCAGCAGGAGCAGCGTTAACTACAGCCTCTAATACAGTCAATACATTTGATGTAGTGATTGCAGCAGTCCATAAACCGTTTACAGCTAAGTCACCACACAATTGAACTAAGTATCCATTGCACAAAGACAATAACGGATCCAAAGATGTGATATCACCTTGCCATCTCAACAACTCTAAGTCTTGACCGATAACCATTGCCATCTCATTCCAGTAGTATGACATGAAAGATGCAACAGTGAAGTCACCATTAGAACCTTGAGCCATTTGTAAAGCTAAAAAAGACTGCTCTAGGTCAAATTGACAAAGGCTTGCCATAGCAGATAATGCACATACGTCAATATCAATAGCATCTAATGAATCAGTTGGAGCTGAAAAATTACAGGTTGATGCCTGCAAAAGCGATCCAAAAGTCACATTGGCCAATTTCGTTTTTGACTTAATTCCTGGTAAAGTTCTGAAGTTGTTAGCAATATCAGGACTTGATAAATAAGCCTTTGAGTAGAACTCATCAGGGTTCGCACATAAAAGTGCATTTGTTTCGATATCTAAATCGAATTTAAGATTGCGTGTCATGTTATTTGGTTTTTGAAAATTTTACAAATTCTTTAAATTTCTCATGAGCAGTCATAGCCATTGGTGCTACTTCCTCCTCAATCTCAGCTGAAAGACTTTCTTCCAGTTGGTTCTTTAAGTCTGCTATCATAGCAACAAGTTGATTAACTTGCTCCTCAATAACTGGTGCAACTATTGCAAGGATAGCCTCTGCATCAAGCACAGGGTCAACTGCCATTGCAACCTCTTCCTCTTCAACTACAGCTTCTGCTTCCGCTTCTGCTGGAGCTTCCTCTTCCTCAGGCATGTCTGTTGACATCTCCTCTTCTGCTACTGCAGGTACTTCTTTAATCTCAATAACTTCTCCGTCTTTTACTACGTAGATTTTATCTTCAATCAGGTGTTCTCCATCTGGTAAAGTCATGGTATATTTATTTAAGTGTTCCGATAATTTCATACCAAGGAAGCCCTCAATTGAGTAGCCTACTTGACCTGACTCAACTAACTTATCGTAGTAGTCTTTGTCAGTTACTTGGCTTGTTAGCATTAGAGTGCCCTTAGGTACCTCAATGCCGTATGTTGTGAATGCTTTGTCAGTCTCTGGACTATCTACTATCCAAGCCTCAAGAATGTATGCAGGCACTTTCTCATCTTGATCGTGCTCAAGGTTAAAGATGTTCTTGTTGCTAAGATTAAGCATGAACTTAGCGTGTATCTGCTCAATCACTTCTGCTGAGAATTGTACATCATACTCTTCCTCTGTATCCTCATCCATTCTATAGATGTTCATAGGTATCATGGCAGGTGCAACAATACGCATCTTAACACTATCACTGAATGACATAGGTGCAACATGAGAATTGAATGCCATACCCTTAACTTTGATTGCTGGCTTAGATGTGAATGCAATCATTTCAACACCTAAGTCTTCCCCGTCTGAGTAAGCCTCATCAATAGTAATTTTGTACACTGGTCTGTCCATGCCTATATTGTAGAAAGTTGTATATTTGTTAAAAAATAATTCTATGGTAACAATTTTAGGAAGGGAAGTACCTAATCAACTGAATGAGTTGACGGTCTTACAGTTTGAACAGATCACAAATATCCATGCCAACAATGAACTGGATGCAATAGCCAAGCACCTTGAAGTGTTTGAGTTGTTAGGTGTGCCAGAAGTTGACTTTGAGGATGTATCTATTGAGGAGTTCAAGGAATGTGTTAAGGTATTCAATGACCTTAGTGGCAAGCCTGAGCTACAGCAGTCCATTGAGATGGAAGGATACACTTATAAGGCATTCGAGGGTGAGACATTCAGACTATCAGTGAAGGACACTAAGCACATCGAGAAGGTTATGCACTCTAAACACAAGGGATACATAGCTGAACTGTTGGCTATCCTGTTTAAGCGTGATGACTTGACCAAGGCTGAGCACTATGCAGAGGCACACATCAAGCATAAAGCAAAAATGATACGTGAACTTAAGGCTGAGTTAGCAGTACCTTACTTAGTTGAGATAGGTCAGAAGTTAGCCAAACAAATGCCTAAGGATGCACCTGCCGAAGTCGTGGAGTGAGATAGATGTCTTCCAGTTCAAAGAGATTAGGTCACTATATACCATTGAGGAGACCTTCTCCAGGGAGATAGAGATACTTGCTACACTGGCTGACATACCATCCGATGACTTAGAGGATCTTGACATAAGTGAAGTGGGTGATATGCTCAAAGATATCACCTTCATTAACTCTGAGCC